GCAGGAACAACATATTCACCTTCACTTAATTGTGCAGGTATATCATCACGAACTTCTTTAGCTAATGATCCCGGAGGTATTTCATTGCCACTGACAGGATCACGATCTAGTCCATCATCTTTCATTCCACCTTCATCAAACAGGCTCATTTGTTGTTCCATCATATTAAACCACCTTCATTAAATGTTGTAATTTTTTCAAAAACAGGATGCTCTTTTCCTCTTACAGATATTGTTCCTATTTGATTACCAAACTCAAGTTCTCCTTTAACAGTAGGTCTAAGTTTTGGTTGTGTTGGTTTTTCTGGATATTTTGTTAAGTTAACACCTTTAGAAAAGTCTGTCTCAACAGTATAATAATGCTTGCCACTTTTTTCAACTGATATAATTTTAGGTATGTTTTCATATTGTTTAGGAGCATCAACCCATTTCCAACCTTTACTTTTATCAAACAGATTTGTTCTTATTAATGTCTTACCTTTACCTTCTGAACCAACAGTATCAACATTATCATTTGAAACTTTAAAATCAGCTTTTCCTTCAGGTGTTAATTTTATAGAAGCTGAAGAAACATTTTTACCTGATACACTCTCATTAGTAGCAGGGTTTATGTAATCTCCTGCAGCATCTGGTGATTGACCTTCAGGAAATAATTTTGCAGGTTTAGGAAATACAGAGATCATTTCTTTATCTATGTTTTTTGCAGGATCACTTATACTAGGAATTGGATCAACGTCAAGTCTATTGGCTTTTTGATAAACTGTGTATGTGTCATCAAAAGGTGTTTGCTCTGATTCAGGAACATTAAGTCTTTCTCCTACATACTTTTGACTAGGTTGCCCTCTAGCAAAAAGTGTATCGGTATAAGAAGGAGATACGTCTTCCATTTCTTCTAAAAAATTAAAAAATTCCTGTGGGCTATCTAATTTTCCCACAACATCTACTCCTCTTTGTGCTATTCCAAGAGTTCTATCTACAACTTCATCATTAGCTGTTAATATTTGTTTTTTAAACAAATCATATAAAGTATCATTAATTTTTTCTAAATCACTAAAATCTGCAACTTCTCCGTAGTCTTCAAATAGTCTTCTTACATATTCAGCAGGATCTACTCCATCATAAACATCTCTTACACTCTGATTTAATTGACTATCAAAATTTGCTGCAAAACCACCATTCAAAAGATCCTTATGGATTACTACATTTTGTGCTTGCTTTTTTTTGTAAACAAATTGATAAAAAAAGTTATTTATTAAATTTGCTTCACTTTCTGGAGTCATTTCTACACCATGTATATCCCTAAAAGGATTGTCAGCATTAAATTTTTTATTTTTTCTAATAAAACTTTTAATACCATCATAAATTGTAGATACAAATTGATCGTATTTTTCAACATCAATAATACCATCTTTATCTTTACTCGCTTGTGAAAGTATATCAAAACCTGAATAACCTGCATCAAAAGATCTTAAAGATCTGTAAGGACTAGCTAAAAATCTTTTTTGCATTTTCTTTCTATCTTCAGCTAATCTTGCTTCTAATTCATTATATTGTCTGTAATAACCACTTACAAATTCAGCGTCTGTTAGATCGTCTAATTCAGGTGAAGAAGTTCTTTTTATCTTTCTAGTAAATGAAAGTCTGGATAAAAAATTATCAAGTTTAAATTTGTTAGCAAGTATCTTTTTTTGTAAATTTTTAATTTGATTTTCTTTGTCTGTAACTGTATTTTTAGGATCTAACATATTATTAATTTTAAGTTGATCATTTTCAATTGTTCTTGCAATTGCTCTTGTTACCTCATAAGAACCGGGACCTCCATATGTGCCTTCAATAAGATATTTTGAAAAACCACCAACACCCTCTATATCTTGAATAGCGTGTTGAACCTCATGTATTATAAGATCCATTAATTGATCATTAATTTTTTTAATATCTTCTTTACTACCTTCAACTGCATCTCTACGTTTTTTCCATGCATCTTGATTAACAACAATTTCTTTTTTACTAGGACTATAATGTCCTGCTGTTCTAGGAGATAAACTTTTCCAACTTATATTCATATCTTTTAATTCAGGATAAATATCAAATAAATCTTTGTGATATAAAACATTTTCTAATCTAAACTCACCTAATTTTCCTAAATTAGATATTCTATCTGTATGAAAATCTTTTATAAAAGAACTACTATCTAAAAGCACTGCCTCACTATCGTCTATTTCCGTAAAAAATTTACCTTTTGCTCCGGGATTCCAACCATGTCTTATCCAAAGATCATCTAATTTAGATAATGTTAAAAGTTTTAATCTTGTTGGAAAAGAAGGTAAGGCTTCAATAATATCTAACTTTTGTGCAATATAAAGATCAGGGTTTTCTATACTTGCTTTATTAAGATAAGGAGTTAAACCCTCTGCGTCTACAAAGTCATCCCATTCTTTAATGGCTTTATCTACACTAGATCCTAAAGGACTTGTTCCTTTACCATAATTGCCTACATCAGAAAAAGGACTTTTTTTACCTCTATAATCAATTATTTGTGAAGTAAGGTTTTCAATATCAAAACCATTTAATGATTTTCTTATTGCATCTCCTGCAACAGGTGCAAGTCCTATTGTAGCTAATGCTGCATCAAAAGCCGCTGCTCCATATCTACCACTTTTATAATTTATTACAGCATCTTCAAAACCTGCAACATCTCCTACAATAGGTGTAAAGTCTACAACATTCGTAAGTATTTCAGATGTTCTAGGACTAATACCAAATTTTTTTGTAAATAAATCATAATAAGAGTTTCTTATACTATTCTCACTAGTCTTTCTTCTTTTAATAGCTCTAAGTCTTTCTGCCTCATTAAACTGTTGCTTAAAAGATTTATCTTGTAATAAATTAATAAAAAGTCTTTTATCTTCTAAATCTGCATAAGGATTATCTATTTCAGGATTAAGAAGATCTTCTTTAATTTTATCAGAGGGTTCTAAAGAACTTATTGGACTAAATATTTTA